ATAAGTATTGACAATACCACTTATGGCTTCTGTACTTATGCAGATTCTAATACAGCCACTATTAAGCATGTATCAGGTCAATTTGCTACTATCCAAGATAGTCCAACTTTAACATTTGATCCATCAACAGTTCTTACTGGTCAGACTTCAGGTTTTACAGCTAATCTTGTATCAGCGACAATCATTACAACTACTGATGCTTTAACTGATTCACTTTATTGGGAACCACTTTCATTCTTCGATTATGAAATGGAAGCTAATGAAACTAGACGCAATATCAAGCTAATAAGTAGTACACTTCGTAATCAAACAGAGAATGAATTAACAAGAGTTATGCTACAATCATGAGTGATTTTTTAAATCCTATTTCAAGTCTTCAAGGTTTCGGGAGTAACTTACTAGGTTCAGTGAAAGCTGCACTAAATCCTACTTCGATTCTTAAAGATGCATTACACCAAGCAATAGGACTGAATCCTACTAAAGAACCAGGTACGGATTTCCGTAACGGTGATATCCGCATCGAAAGCATCTCACTATTAAGTGAAGATGGGCAGAAAGTTTTTGATCTGATGTCACAGGTAGTTGACATCAATATCTATGAAAGCATTCTATATCCTATCATTTTTGCTACAGTTACAATCAATGACGGTATTTCACTACGAAATACATTCCCTCTAGTTGGACATGAACTAATAGTCTTTAGAATTGCAACACCAGGTGGAAACATTCGTGAATATTCATTTAGAACTATGGAAAGCCCAGGAACTGTAGTTCAATCTACAAATCGTAAGTTAGAAACATACTCAATAAATCTTTGTAGTATTGAAGCATTCAGCAATATGAAAAACTTTATTGGTGCTCTTTCATACGAAGATAATATCAATAATGTTGTTCAGCGAATCTTAAAAGATAATCTGAAAACTCCAAAGAACATTCGTATTGATAAGACTAAAGGTATTGAAAAGAATACAATTTCACTAGTACATCCTTTCCAAGCTATTAATCATCTAAAGCATATTGCAAGATCTGACAAGTATGGATCTCATCTTTGGGTTTTCTATGAAAGCAACCGTGATGGTTATGTCTTTACTACCATGGAACGCTTGATGGAGAATGGTGCTAAACTATTAAAACAAGATCTATCAGATAAACGATTCTATTTTGACACACTTCGAAATGATTCATATAGTCAGTTTAAATATAGAAACATTCTAGCCTACAATAAGCTTACTGGTAAAGATCCAGGAGCTACTATTGTCTATGGGGGACTTTCAGGACAAGTAGTTGGCTTCGATATGCGTACCGGCAAAAGATCTGTTGTCACTTATAATGACTCAGCTTCAGACGGTAAGTTAGTCAAATCGGATATTGGTGGCAGTGGAACAAATCCTTCATCATTTACGTCGATGTATGGTTCAGTTTCACCAGACAGAAAGAATATGATTCTAAGTTCTGCATATTCAGATCAGACTGATTTGCTTATGAGAGCGGTAAATAGTCAAGCTTATGTCACAAAACTTACCGAGAACATTACACAGATTGAAATTTATGGTGACTTTGAAGTTGCGATTGGTGACGTAATTGAGCTCAATCTTCCTACTGCTGCTTCTTCGATGGATCAGGAAGGTAAGTTGCATAATTATGATAGTGCGAATTATATTGTATCAGCGGTTAGACATATAATTCTAAATAGTGACAGACCACAACATGCAATGTCACTTGAATTACTTAAAGTTGGTTATCCAGGAGCTAAATAATGAGTTATGGACCTTCACAGTATGCTGGCGAAAGCGGCTTTTATTGGTGGATAGGCAAAGTTGACAGCATCGAAGACGATCCTAAAAGTAGTAAACTTGGGATGGCTCGAGTTAAAATTTTTAATCTTCATGATGACGTAAAAGACAATACAGCACTTCCCTGGGCACAGTGTATGCTTCCAGTGACAAGTCCAAGTGTCCGCGGAGTTGGTGATACTCCGTCACTTCTAGTGGGTTCGATAGTCTTCGGCTTTTTTGCTGATGCTGTAGCAAGCATTAAGCAAGCTAAGGTTCCTATCATCATGGGAACCATTCCCGTCTTTCCATCTGATACAGACCATTCAATTCCTCTTGATGCCAGAGGCAAGCGTTCAATCAACAAGAAAGCTCAAAAGGTCGGAAATGAACCAGATGATCCATATAAGGCTTCATATCCTTCAAACCGAGTAATCAAAACTCAGTCAGGCCACATGATTGAACTCGACGATACTCCTGGGGCCGAACGTGTTCACATTTACCATAAATCCGGATCTTACATTGAAATGTCTCCAGACGGCGGTGTAACTGTAAAGTCAGTCAAAGACAGTTTCGACATTGTCGGTGGAATCAAGAATATATATGTCGCAGGAGACTGCAAAGTACAAGTCGATGGATCGATGAATGCGATTGTGAAAGGACCGATAAATATGGTAGGCCAATCTGACTTGAGTTTAATCGCTAAAGGTAGACTATTCCTTCAGGGAATGCTTGGAATTAAAATGAGCTCAGGCTCAGATATTGCAATGGAAGCACCAGGAGGTGTAGCGGTAACTGATGGTAGCTTAAGTGTTATTGATGAACTATCAGTAGGAACCGGAGCTACAGGAAGCATAATTGCGGGCGGTCGAAATTTACAGATTAGAGATGGTATTATTGTAGGGATAAGTGATACGTAATGGCAGATACAGTACCAACAATTTCATCAGCTGCACTTGATGCTCAAATCGCTGCTAATATTGCGGCGATGCCTCAGATGTCGCCCTCGACAAATACAGGTTCTTGTAAAGTAAAGCGTGACCAAAAGACCGACAATAATCGAGTAAAACCTGGATCTACATTAGCACATGATATTGATGCTATTACAAAGAAGATTCAGAATACTACTGATTGTGATAAACTTCAACACGAAATTAAAAAGCATCTAAATAGTCTTGAAGATGATATTAATGATAAATTAAAAGTGGTTGAAAAGAAACTTGGTGAGATTCTACCAATTACGTCTCTGCCAACAAATCCTTTTAAAATACCAGCCTGGCTTAAAAAGTTTTCAATCGGTCGAATTCTTCCCGACCTAGATGCTACTATCGATTTCATTCAGCGCGCAGTGGAAGTAACTACTGCAATGACCAAATTGGCGGCAGTTATTACAAGTGTGGCTCCAAGACTTAAACAGTGTGCTATTCAAGCAGAACAACAGGCAATATCAAAAATTGAGTCAGATATTAGACATGCTATTGACAAAGAAGTTGCAAGTGTAAAGAAATCTATTACCGATGCAATTGCCAAAGCACTGTGTGATGAATCAATTGCCACTGCAGGTGGAGCACCAACTACATCAGATACATTGAGCACAGTACTGTCAGGAGTAGATGCCGTTACATCATTAATTCATGGTGTGAATAATCTAATCAACACCACAACAAATGGAATCAACAATAGTTTAGCTGCAATTGGTGCCAATCAAAGTGTTATTCAAAACATCACAGGTATTCCACCTGTCATTGACACCTCATCTGTAAACAATTTTATTACTTCAGTCAATAGTACTGATTATACACAATATAAGAATGATGTCAACACCGTTTTGAATCTTCCTGCACCAGATATCATTTCTTTACCTGTAGCAAATGGCAATCCAATGATCGGCAATACCGTCATGTGTTCTGATGGCGTCTGGGCTGCAAACGGCGTTAGCAATAATGCTGCATTCACATATTCGTATCAGTGGTCAAGAAACGGAGTAGAAATCTATGGTGCCAACACCAATTCGTATTCTCCTGTTCTTGACGATATTGAATCTACTTTATTTTGTGTTGTCACAGCAGAAAACCAAGTCAATGTTGAACAAGCACAATCAAATCAGATTGGACCAGTAACGTTCGGTTTAGCTCCTGCTGACATGCCGGCAATCTACGGTTCTGCAGCATCTGGACAAACTTTGACTTGCACACAAGGTAATTGGCCAACAGGAACAAAGGCATTCCAATACGAGTGGTATCAAGCAGATACTAACTATATTGTTCAGAACGTTACATCTGCAAATAATACTTATAAAGTAAAAGTTTCAGATATAGGTCATCCACTTTTTTGTAGAGTTTATGGGCAGACTACTAAATATCTTCTGCATGTTGATACCGCAAATACATCAGTTGTCACATATTAAGAGAGTAAACCATGACTGCCACTAGTTCAAATAGAATAAAAACTACTGATATCATTTATAGTGATTTCCTCAACGATCTAGTTCCTCATCCGGTTCATAAGGACATTGTTCGTTATATCAATGAACATGCAGTTACTAGTTCTATCCGTAATCTAATTTTAACGGATGCAGGTGAACGCCTTTATACTCCTGATGTCGGCGGTAGTATTAGATCATTACTATTTGAAAACATCAATGGTGCAACAGCCGAATCAATCTCTATGCGAATTCAGTTGACTATAAGTAAATATGAACCAAGAGCTATGGCATTAAATGTCGTAGTAGTTCCTTACTATGATAGTAATGCTTATGTAGTGACCGTCACATATTCTTTAATAAATAAATCCGATCCAGTTACTGTTAATATTACCCTTAATAGAGTACGATAAGAATGTCAAATAGCTCAATTATTCTAAGCAGTTTAGATTTTGATACCCACAAAAATACGCTTAAAGCTTATTTGAGGTCACAAGATCGCTTCAAAGACTACGACTTTGAAGGTTCAAACATGAACGTTCTGCTTGACATTCTGTCTTATAATACATTCCACAATGCCTTCTATTTGAATATGATTGGCAATGAAATGTTTCTTGATACTGCTCAATTAAGAGATTCCGTAGTTTCACACACAAAGGAATTAAACTACGTTCCGAAATCATTTACTTCGGCTAAAGCTTTAGTGAATATTACTGTTGTTTCAAGTAATATCAACAAACGAAGTCTAGTGATTCCAAAAGGATTTACATTCACATCGCCTGCATTGAATAGCAACTATACTTTTACAGTTGCTGAAAACATTACAATGACTGATTATACTATCTCTCCTGATAACATTCAGATTACTTTCACAGCCACTGATGTTGTATTGTATGAAGGTTATTATGTCACTGACACATATACAGTTTCATATCAGAATCCTCAGCGTTATCTAATTTCAAATCAGACTGTTGATACATCATCAATTGGTGTTCTTGTTCATGAAGATGCTGGTGCAACTACATATACCTACACAAACGCACCTTCACTATTTGATCTGACCTCTACATCAACCGTATTCTTCATTCAGGCAGCAGAGAATAGTGCCTACGAAATTGAATTTGGAGATGGAATTAGCGGTAGAGCCCCAAAGAATAATTCCGTAATTTCCATCGAATATAGAATCACAACTGGTGAGTTGCCAAATGGCTGTAATCAGTTTTATCCTGACGGTTCAATCGATGGAGAAACAAACATTCAGATCACATGCACTTCAGTGGCTGCCGGCGGTTCTGTTTCTGAATCTCTAGATTCTATCAAGTTCAATGCACCCAGACACTTTACTACACAAGAACGTGCAATTACTACAGGCGATTATGAAACACTTCTTAAGCTTAACTTCCCAGAAGTAAATGCTGTAACTGCTTATGGTGGTGAAACACTAAATCCACCTCAGTATGGCATGGTTTTTGTTGCGGTAGATCTAGTTGATATGGATGGTTTACCAGACATTAAGAAGACTGAGTATTACAATTTCTTGAAACCAAGATCTCCAGTATCTATTCAGCCGGTTTTTGTTGAACCAGATTATACATATATTGGAATCACATCAAAGATTAAGTATAATGTGAATGTCACTTCACTATCTGGCAATGATATTCAATCAATCGTTTCATCAGCAATTCTACAATATGCTCAGACATATCTAAATAACTTTAATAAAACATTTAGATACTCAAAACTAGTTGAAAGCATTGATGCGTCTCAAGTTTCTATTGTTTCAAATGAGACTGATTTTAGAATTATCAAATCTATCACACCAATTACTGGTAATTTTGAAACATTCGATGTTAATTACAATATTGAACTTTCAATCCAATATAATGCTGGTAAATCATTTGCAGTAACTTCTACTTCAGTTATATACAGTGGACAACAATGTATTATTCAAGATGATGGAGCAGGTGTTTTAAATCTAGTATCTACCTACAACAATCAGATCGTAACTAATGTTGGAACCATCGACTATACAAAAGGACTACTTCAGTTCTCAAATCTAAAGCTAGATAGCTATTTTGGTCCTTCAATTAAGCTTTATGCGACATCAAAGGATAAAGATGTTTCAACCATTAATAATGTGATTCTAAATATAATTCAAGAAGATATTTCACTTACTGTTGAGGCTGTCCGAATCTAATGTCTATTGAGCAAAAGATCTCACCACTTGTTCAGAATATGTTCCCTGCATTTTATGCAGAAGAAGGACAGTCTTTCATTGCTTTTGTGAAAGCTTATTACGAATTTCTTGAACAGAATTTTCAATTACTCACCTTGGATAATAATACAAACTTCAACATTGGAGACACCATTATTCAAGGATCCGTAATTGGCACAATTGTCAATTATGTCAATTCTGATATACTAGTTTTAGTTAGTGGACTCGAGACATTTAAATGTGTCACAATGTGTTCGGATCTAACTCCTATCACAAGTTCATCAGGTGGTACTGCTATAATTAAGCATGGTGGTATGAGTAGAAGACTTGGTGCGATCTTTTTGTCTCGAAATCTACAAAACATTCGCGACATTGACACTACCATGGATATCTTTCTTACTAACTTTAAGGAAAAATATCTAAGCAATATTGAATTTGATACTGCAACCAATAAAAAGCTTCTGGTTAAAAACTCGTTCGATCTTTATCGTTCAAAAGGTACTTCAAGATCGATTGACTTATTTTTCAGATTAATGTATGGTATCAATTCGTCAGTTTATTATCCCGGCGAAGATCTGTTCAAATTGTCTGCTGGGGAATGGTTTAAACCACAGTATCTTGAAATTGCTTGTGTTGGTGATTTTTCGTTTAGAGCAGTTCAGTTAATCGGCAAGTTGGTAACTGGTGTCACATCGGGTGCAAAAGCATTCGTTGAGAAATATGTCAAACACAAACTACAGAACGGCTTCTCTCATGTTCTTTATGTAACAAATGTGACTGGAACTTTTGTTCCAGGTGAACTGATTAAGAATGATGTTGTATATTCAGACTCACCTAAGATCTTGGGTTCATTGGCTGCTTTAGAAAATATCCAAACTCTTTCATCTAACTTTAATATTGGGGATATCGTTTCTGTTCAATCTACAAATGGATTAAACGGACTTGCTAAAGTAACTAGCACTAACGATTCTACAGGATCCGTAATCTTTAATCTACTAGATAGTGGATGGGGATATTCAGTGAATGTAGGCAATACAGATCCTACATTTCTAGCAGATCATTCACAGACTATTGTCTCAAGCAATATACTATTTGTTTCCAGCTTAAGCACAGGTAATGTGATTTCAAGTATATCTGTAGCAAACAGCGGGTCTTCATACAATAATACTGATGTTATAACACTAGTTTCACCATATACTAATGCATTAGCACGACCAATTACAAGTCCTACTGGTTCAGTGACAAGCATTGTACTTACAAATCCTGGAACTGGTTTCTTTACCGCACCATCTTCAATCTTGATTTCAAACTCTTCAGGTGGTTCAAGTAATGGTAGCGGTTTAGCTTATGGTATAACATATGATAATCCAGTAAGAACTTTCGGATATTTACAGAAAGTAGTTCAAAGAAAAGCAGATATTGCATTTAATACTGCTACCGTGTCATCAGCTTGGGGTTCTAATGTAGCAGTACTTATCAGTAATGGATCAAGCATTATTGGATCTGGAGCTATTATTGCATTTGATAATCTTACAAGTAATACAGGAACTGCAAGTCTTCTACTAGATAATAACTTCATGGTAGCGGCAAATAATAAGATAATTCTGACTTCAAACTCACAAGTTTCAGCCAATATCAGTAGCTATTCTGATGTTTCTGCTACAGGTAGATTGATTAACATTCCTTCATCTGCTACATTATCAGTTGACAGCGCTTCTAATCTATATTTTAATTTAAATGTTGGTGATATAATCTATCAGAAAACTTCATCAGGTCAATTGATTTCTAGTGCTTCTGTAGCTGAAACTGTAACTACAAAAGGTCTTGTAGTTGTGAATAATATTCAAGGTCCTTTTATTTTAGGACAGAATGTATATTCTGCAAATACTCTACTAAATGCAAGTCTATTAGACTATAAAGTAGCATTGGGCATTTATCAAGTAAACAATGCTTTTACAACTACTGATATAACTCCTTCAGCAAAGATTATTATTCCTTATGCAGGTCTTAATGCATCATTGAATACTATTGCAGGAGGGACTGATGCAAAGTATAATGTGAGTACTATTTCAAACTATGAAACAGTGTCACTAAATACAGATCTGATTGCTAACAGTTCCATTTATAAATCTCGTATTAATGCCACACAGTATAATCTACCTGCATCACCAACGGCAAATATATCTTCAGTTATTTCAAGTTCATTAACTTATAAGAATTTTGTTCTGGGTGAGATTTTCGGGCTTGGGTTTATTGACCCTGGCACCAATTATTCAGAAGATCCAATTCTTTTGACATATCAGCCTTATACTTCTGGTTATGCATATAAAGATTACATTTTTACACTATCAAACATTAATGGTTCTTTCTCTACTAGTGAATACGTTCAGCAGATAGACAATGCAAATAATGTCATCGCAAAAGGCATTATCAAATCTATCTCGGGCTCGACAATGCATGTAAAGCGTATTCAATTTAACAATAATTTTAATAGCAATGTTCAAATTATTGGATCTGTTACAGGTACTACGGCGAACATTTCGCTTATTTCCGATCAGACTTCAGGTAATATAGGTTGGAATGCTAATGTAGAATCTTCAGTATTTACCGCAAATGGCGTGATTACTGGTCTGTCTGTGTCAGATTCTGGCTTCGGTTTTATTGGAGGCCAAGAAGCTACATTTTCACTAGATGGAAGAACAGGCACTGCGACAATAATTAATCACGGATTAGGAATCGGTTCAGGTAGATATAGAAATAGTAAAGGCTTTGTTTCCGATCTTTCAAAAATCCAAGATGGTTCTTACTATCAAGAATATTCATACGATGTGATTTCAAGAATACCACTTGAGCGTTATTCTGATATGTTCAAGAAAGTCATGCACACAGCAGGTACTAAATTCTTCGGGACTATTCTTGTTGATAGTATTAATGAAGTATCTGTCACAATAGCTAATTCTCAAATCGAATTTACAGATCCTTATGTAATTCAAGATCGAATTCTTGAAAATGTCCAAGAAAGATCAAGTATAGAGATTGAAATAAGAAGTTAAGATTCAATATAAATAAAAAATAACTTTAAGGTATCGACTACTATTATGACTACATATCAAAAAGTCTTGAAAAATCTGAATGTCCAATCTGCAGAAGCATTTAAACAAGATGTTGAAACGACATCAACATATTATGTGTTTACAGCAAATTGCGTTCCTCTAAGTGGTCCTACTACACCTATTGACTCAGTTGAATCTGGTTATACTACTTATGATTCCATGCTTTTTGGAAATAGAATAAAATCAACTGATCTTCGTTTAGTAGTTCCTCGAGTTAATTGGACAATTAATACAGTTTACGACATTTACGATCCTTCGGATACTTCATTATACACAAAGCAATTCTTTGTAATGGTTACAGAAGGCACCAATTATTATGTCTATAAATGCCTAGATAATAATGGCGGGTCTCCATCACTAGTTCAACCATTTGGAACTGATTCAACTCCATTATATTCTGTACTTGATGGATATGTTTGGAAATATCTTTACACACTAACTGACTTTGATGTTAGAACATTCGCTACTGATCAATATATCCCAGTTAATATAGAGCAGAATGGATTGAGTTCTACAGTTGGTGGTGGCATTGAGGTCATTACTGTCGATCCCACAAATTCAGGGTCTGGGTATAATAACTATACTCTAGGTGCATTTAGTGATTCAAATAGTATTACATACAATAACGATTCAAATCAATATCTTTTAAACAGTAGTGCATCTAATATAAGCGGATTCTATAATAATTGTTTAATGAAGGTAATATCACTTGATACAAATTTATCTCAATATGCATTAATTACAAATTATACTGTTGTTGGCTCAAATAAGATTGTTTATTTGTCTAGTCCTTTCATGATTACACCTAAAGCAGGTGATCTATATGAGATCTATCCTAATGTTCTAGTTCAAGATTTGAATGCTACTAGCACTTCACAATGTCAAGCTAGAGCTATTATATCCGCAAATACTGGAAATTCAGTATCTAAGGTTGAAGTGATTAATCCAGGTGCCAACTACAGAAAAGCACTTGCGTATATTAATGTTAATGGATCCGTAGGTGTTACTTCAAATGCTTCTTTAAATGCAATTGTATCTCCTGTTGCTGGGCATGGTTCAGATCTAGCTACTGAACTTTTTGCATACAGAATTGTTCTTTCAACTACTTTTACTTCTAATAATGGTGTTTTATTAACAGACAATGGTTATGGAACAATAGGCATTCTCAAAAATCCAAGTTATTCAAATGTTTCAGTGATTCTGAACACCAATACTATAATTGGTAGTGTTTTCACTTCAGGTGAAGAAGTATATAGATATAAGTCTTATACATTAGCTGGTAATGTATCAGTAGTATCTGGAAATACTAGAATTATAAGTGACAGTTCTACTTTTGGATCTTCACTAAGAGTTGATGATCAGATTATCGTCACAAATGGTTCACAGAATCTTTACGCAAATGTCAATAGTATTATTGATACAAATACTGTAGTTTTAGATCAAGAACTACCTTTCACGTCTAATAACTGTACTGTTAATATTCTACAAACATCTTCATTTGGTATTGTTAAATCTTATGATCTCAATACTACACTTACATTAACAAATGTCACACCTAGTAATTTAGATTCTTCAACAAGAAATCTAGTGGGCACAATTTCAAACTGCACTGCGGAAATTGATTCAACTGTATCTCCATATCTACTTATAAATGGACGAAATGCTGAAAACTTTAGCCAGTTTTCACAACTTACAAAATTGACAGGTACGATTAATTCTAACATTTTCATTAACAATGAAGTACTAGTCCAAGATTCAATTCAGACTATGACATCACCATCTGCAGTTTTATTTTCTGCTCATGTTAATGGTGGAATAGGTACTGATGTCTTATATGTAACAAAAACAAATAATATTCTATCTTTAAGTAATCCAATTATAGGATCGACAAGTGGTGGATCTTTCTCACCACAATATAAATATGATGGTGATCTCATTGTTGATTCTGGTGACATTGTATACCTCGAAAACTTAAATTATGTTACTAGAAATCTTGATCAATCCGAAACTATTAAACTTATCTTGGAGTTCTGAGTTAAATGTCAATACAGACAGACTTGAGTGTATCGCCTTATTTTGATGATTATAGTGATTTAAATGATTACTATAAGGTCTTATTTAGACCTGGTGTCTCAGTACAGGTTAGAGAACTAAATCAGCTCCAGACAATGCTTCAGAAGCAGATTGAGCGCTTCGGGGACAATATCTTTAAAACTGGTACAATCATCAGTGGTTGCGATATTGCATTCCATGATGATCTTAAGTATGTTAAGCTAAAAGATATTCAGACAGACTCAAATCCAGTTGTAGTAGCAGATTATGCTGGTTATAGAGTACGAAATCAGAATAACATTGTTCCTCTTACCGCTTCCATTATTGCTACAGATGCAGGTTTTGAATCAAGAGCACCAGATCTAAATACACTATATCTTCGTTATATTAACTCAGGTCTAGATAGCACTCAAGGGTCTGTAAGTACTTTTCTCGCCGGTGACACTCTCACAATCTTCAATCCATTGAATGTGATTGAGAAGATCACAATTACAAATTCTTCTGCTAATTTTCTTGATACTGATAAGGTTGTTATTCTATCTGCCATCGGAGTTCAGAATGCTAATGCGGACAACACATTCCTAACATCATTGAATGTCGGTGATTATATTACTAATGGTACTGCTAACGTTCAGATTATCGCTACACCAGACTCAAATACAATCAACAACACTCTAATTCTTCAGATTCAACCACGAAACGAAGATCTAAATACTGGTAATTTCAGTAAGTGGACCTTTAACGTAGGTGACTCAATTCAAAAAGTTGGGACCGCACCTTCAGAAACTATTAAAGTTTCACAAATTATCGGTACTGGTGCTACTGCTAAATTGACTACTGGTAACCTAGGACAAGCAAATTCAATCACAATGCTTTCTAAGGGTTCAGGCTACGTTGTATTACCTTCCGTAAGTATTTCATCTACTAATGCTTCTGTAAACAACATTGATCAGTTTGCTGCATCTGCTCAGAACTACTTAGCAAATGTTACAGTTCCAACTACTGATAGTCCAACTGGTTCTACTTACGGTATGACAGTAGGTGACGGCGTTGTTTATCAGAAGGGCTATTTTACTAGAGTATCCGAGCAACTACTGATCGTTGACAAATATGACAATCAGCCTGACCAAAAATCAGTTGGTTTCCAGACCGTAGAATCAATCGTCACATCTTCACAAGATGAAAGCCTTCTTGATAATGCTACTGGTGCTCCTAACTTTACAGCGCCAGGTGCAAATAGACTTAAGCTTTATCCAACACTTATTGTTATGGACAAAGCAAAAGCAGATGCAACAGAAGATTTTCTCTACATTGCAGAATTCTCAAATGGTCAGCCATACAAGCAGAACAAACAGACTGTTTATAACGTAATCGGAAATAGTATTGCACAGCGTGCTTATGAACAGACTGGAAACTATGTTCTTGATCCATTCCTAGTAAATACAAAGTCTCCTACTTCTTTTGCTTCTGAAGCAAATACTTTCAATGTTGTCATCGATCCAGGTACTGCATACATCAGTGGACAAAGAGTTCAGACAGTTGACAACTATGAACAAGCTGTCAGTAAAGGTCTTGATACCGTTCTAGGTACTGGAACTACTATTTCCATGAATTATGGAAACTATGTTTATGTTCAAGAATTTGGCGGTCTATTTGACTTTGAAAGAGGAGCAATAGTTTCACTTTATGACACACCTAATCAGTATCTCACTAAAGAACGTACTTCATTTAATCCTGCTGGTAATCTTATTGGTACTGCTCGCATTAGATCAATAGTCTACGATTCTGGTATTCCAGGTTCACCATCCTGTACTTATAGATTCTATCTATTTGACATCAGAATGGTAAGCGGTAGTAACTTTACTGATGTCAGATCAATCTACTATTCAAATTCTTCACAAGGTATTTGTGACCTAGTACTAGTAAATGGTCTTCCAGTACTTAATGATAATACATCTTCTACATTGATCTTCAATGCTGGTCAAGATGCCGTTAAGAATATCAGCAATGTTCAGTACATCTACAGAACAAAATCAAGTCAGACGTTATCTTCAGCAGGTCAGATTACACTCAATGCTCCTTCTGATGCTACATTCCCATACAGCGGAACATTGTCAACTACAGCTGAACAAGATTTTATTATCGTACCTTCAGCTTCTGCAGATGCTTCAATCAACCTCACAGGTACAATCACATCTGTAAACACTTCAAATGTTATTGTTGGTAACGGTACTACATTTACAGCAGATCTATTGGCTGGTGATTACATCAAGTTCGCAGATGGTACTGTCAAGCAAGTTAGTTCGATTTCAAACAATACGATTTTGAATTTAACTGCAAATGCAAATACAAATCTAACTGCAAATACTTACAAGGTCACATTCCCTGCTAACGTGGCGATCTCATTTGCAAGATCTTCAAGAACAATTTCGTGTTTGGCGCCATACAATCAGGTAACTATTAATCTTGGACAAAATCTAACTGCTGGTGTTTCTGCCACAGTCTTCTATAATGTAAAGACTGGTGTTGTCGCATCAAATGCCAAGACAGTAAATCGTAATCAGTATGTTAGAATCTGTCTTGCAAACAACGTATCAAGCAATACAGGTCCTTGGGCACTAGGTGTCTCAGATGCCATTCGTCTGAATGCAGTTTATCAAGGAGCTAATGCTACATTTACTGCAAATAGTGCTCTTGATATCTCAAATGATTTCTACATTGACCACAATCAGAATGAAGATTTCTATGGTATTTCATATCTATACAAGAAACCAAATACTTCTTCAGTCTTGAATGCATCAACTGATTGGTTGCTTGTTTCGTTTGATTATCTTTCTGTATCTGCTCCCGGCCTCAAAACAAAGGCTTCATACAGCATTGACGATACAAAGACTCTAGCAACTTCAAGTACTACTATTAATACACTGGAAATTCCTGAAGTCTTTGGAACTAGTGGTACTTATTATGATCTAAGAGATCAAATCGATCTAAGACCACAGACAAATAATTCAGTTATTCCAAATTCAAATCCAGCATTAGCACCACTCAATCCTATTGAGCCAACTCGTATTATTATAACAGACAATGATAATAAGTTCCCTGCTCCGGATTCGATTATGATTGCTGATGTTGAATATTATCTTCCAAGATCTGACAGAGTTATTGTAACAGACGCAAATCAGTTCCAGGTTCTTAAGGGAACTCCTGGCACAAATATTGCTCCTACTGCACCAGACAATAGTCTAACTCTAAACGTCTTGAATATTCCTGCATATCCAAGCATTCCATTCAGTATCTCACCAGAACTTACAAAGTTCGTTGATACTGGTATTGCAAATGAGAAATATACTACAAAGAGACTCACCAAATATCGTATTTCTACTTCACTTACAAGTAATGATATTTCAATACTACAGCCTCGTAATTACACAATGGAAGAAATTTCCAAACTTGAGAGACGTATTTCTGATTTAGAATATTACAGTTCTTTATCACTAGTTGAATCATTGACACAAAAGAAGACTATTCCAAGTTCAACTGATCCAGCAGTAGATCGCTATAAGTTTGGTTTCTATGTCGACAATTTCCAGGACTACTCATATTCAGATGTTTCAAATCCTGGCTATAGAGCGACTATCGTTGATGGTTATCTAGCACCTTCTGTTACAGAGTTCAATCTAAGCACTGTAACACCAAGCACCGATAATGGTCTGCCATATATCGAAACTGCATTTATTTCTCAGAATAGAGCTACAGACGGTCCATTGACTGCTAATGCTACATTAACTGGTGCCGTATCACAGAATCAAGTTTGTGTTCAGCAAGGAAATAGAAACAATAGCTTTAGTGTAAATGCACCTTATAGCTATGATGAATTCTTCTATACCATGAGCACACTACCAGGCAATATCAATTTCTACATGGTTGCCCCATGGAATCTAATTGCTGTTGAACTTTACCAAGCAATCACACCATTTGGTCCTTGGTCAATTGTAGATACTTCTCAATATGCTCAACCAATAACTGATTTGGATGTTGCTTATAATAAACTAGATCTATTAGGCCCAGTATATCACACCGGAACACTTAATGTTCTAGGTTTTGGACCAGATAACGGCTTCATTATGGATCAATTTAAGATGACATTATCACATGATCCAGCAAATGGTCTATATTATAAAGTAAGAGTCTATAAGGGTGGTTCAATCATGAGACCTTATGATTATGCAAGCTTTAAATATCTAATGTGCTATCCTACAGATGCATTGGTAAACACTATAAATACAAATAACACAACCAATTATCATATGCAATTTGCAGGTTTGATGAGACCGTTTAAGCTAAACAACGAATTTCTCTTTTAAGTGACTAAGGAA